GGTAATTCGCGCCCCGCTGGGTGTGTAAACAGTGGGCTTGAGAGTTACTGAATGGCCTCAAATTATGATGACGTGCTGGGGCAGTTGGTGTGCGCGGGCCTGCTGGTTGATTCGCTCGACGTAGGCCGCATGCGCCGGTGTCGCGTCAACGGCGGCGACAAAGAAAAGCGCGGCTGGTACCACCTGCACGAAATTCGCCTGCCCAACGGCGACGACCTGATCGTCGGCAGCTACGGCATCTGGTCGGGCAACGAATCGAACACCACCAAGGTCGAGCTGCGCAAGCAGGAATTGAGCGCCGAGCAGCGCGACAGCCTGCGCAAGCGCCTGGCCGAAGACAAGCGCCGCAGCGAGCTCGCCCGCAAGGCCGAGGCCGCCCGCGCCGCTGAGCGCGCCGCCAAAGCATGGCGCCAGTGCACCGAGCAGGGCGATTGCGACTACCTGCACCGCAAGGCGGTCGGCGCGCATGGCGTGCGCTTCTCGCCCCAGGGCGCCATGGTCATCCCCATGCTTGACGTGTCGGGCGGCGTGCACGGCCTGCAGATCATTCGCGGCAAGCAGCCCGCCGGCGCCAAGCGGCTGGAAAAAGAATTCTGGCCCGCCGGCCTGGTCAAGAAAGGCCACTTCCACCAGCTCGGCATGCCCACCGGCGCGCCCGTGCTGCTGGTGGCCGAGGGCTACGCCACCGCCGCCAGCCTGTTTGAAGCCACCGGCCTGCCCGTCGCCGTGGCGTTTGATGCCGGCAACCTGGCGCCCGTGTGCGCCGCGCTGCGCAAGCGCTACAAGACCGCCAACATCCTGATCGCCGCCGACGCGGACGACGCCCAAAAGTGCCGCCACCAGGATTGCAAAAAGCGCGTGTGGCTGCCCGATGGCCCAGACTGCCCGCACTGCGCCCGCCCGCACGGCGCCGACAACGCCGGCGTCACCTGTGCAAGCGCGGCAAGCCTCGAAGTCAACGGCGCCTGGCTGGTGCCCGCCTTCGCCGACCCAGCCGGCCGCTGCACCGCCTGGCTAGAGCACGGCCGCAAGCAAAGCGACTTCAACGACCTTCACGCAACCGAAGGCCTGCACGCCGTGCGCGTCCAGGTCGAGGCCCGCCTGCTGGCACTGAATTGGCGGGCAGCGGGCGCGGCGCGCGCACAGCAAACCAAGGGGGGCGGGGAAGACCCTTTGAACGCCCCGCTTCGCCCCATTGAAACCCTGGATGAACTGCTCGAACGCTTCGCCCTGGTCTACGGCCAGGGCGGAACCGTGTTCGACCACCAAGAGCACTGCCTGCTCGGCCTGTCCGACATGCGCGACGCCTGCCTATCGCGCGAAATACACCGCGCCTGGCAAGAGCACCCCGACCGCCAGCTGGTGCGCGTCGCCGAGGTGGGGTTCGACCCTGCCTGCACCGACGCAAAAGTGCACTGCAACCTATGGGCCGGCTGGCCCACCGTGCCCCAGGCCGGCGACTGCACCCACCTGCTCGACCTGCTGCAGTACATGTGCGGCGACGAGGCCACCTACAAATGGGTACTGCGCTGGCTGGCCTACCCGCTGCAGCACCCCGGCGCCAAGATGAAAACCACGCTGGTTTTCCACGGCCCGCAGGGCACCGGCAAAAACATGTTTTTCGAAGCCGTCATGGCCATGTATGGCCGCTACGGCCGCGTCATCGACCAGAGCGCCATCGAAGACAAATTCAACGACTGGGCATCCCGCAAGCTGTTCCTGATCGCCGACGAAGTGGTCGCCCGGTCTGACCTGTACCACGTCAAAAACAAGCTCAAGGCCTTCATCACCGGCGAGTGGATCCGCATCAACCCCAAAAACATGGCGGCGTATGAAGAGCGCAACCACGTCAACATGGTGTTCCTGAGCAACGAGGCCATGCCCGTGGTGCTCGAAGAAGACGACCGCCGCCACTGCGTCATCTGGACGCCCGAGAAGCTCAGCAAAGACTTCTATACCGGCGTCAAGCGCGAGATCGCCGCCGGCGGCAGCGAGGCGCTTCACCACCACCTGCTGCACCTAGACCTGGGCGACTTCACCGACGCCAGCCTGCCGCCCATGACGGCCGCCAAGGAAACCCTGGTCGACCTCAGCCGCGATTCCCCCAGCCGCTTCGTCCTCGCCTTCGAGGCCGGCGACGTCGACGGCTTCCCCGGAAAAAACGCGCCCCAGCTGCTCACCCCCTGCCTCAGCCAAGACTTTTACGAGCTGTACGGCGAATGGTGCCGCCGCCAGGGCTTGAAGGCCCTGAACCAGCCGCGCTTCGCCAACATGGTCGAGCGCAAGCACAAAGGCCGGGTCGAGCGCAAGCGCCTGGGCGGCACCGGCAACCCCGTGCGCATCCTGCACCTGCCCGGCGGGCACGAGCTACCGCCCGGCCGGAACGAGGGCGACTGGCTCGCCGACCGCGCCGGCGTCTTCAAAAGCACCTTCAAAGACTACCGGGGCAGCACCGGGGGGGCTTTTTCATGAGGGTAAACCCGCAATCTGTGCCGGCTGTGCCGGGTCTGTGCCGGGCCTTGTGCCGGGCTTTTCACTCTTGTGCCGGGTGTGCCGGGTCCCCTATAGGCGGGCGGGCGCGCGAGGCGGCTGCAAACCCTGCGCACAAAAACGCCCTCCTGCGCATATATACCCCCGGCACACCCGGCACACCCGGCACAAGCCTTATGAATCATGCACTTACGCATTTTTCACCCGGCACAACTGCCGGCACACCCGGCACAGACTATTTTTCTTTTAAAAAAAAGGAAGGGCTGATGATGGAAAAGAAAGCCACCGCTATGGGGAATCCCATATCCGGCCATGCCCCCGCGCCCCTGGCCACCCGCCGCATCGCCGTCACGCAGGGCAACGCCGCCGAGGCCCGCGCCCTGGTGCAGCGCTGGCCCGCTTTGAACGGCCTCGTGGCATCCCTGCAAGCGCAAGGCGTCTTCCCCGGCCTGCGCGGCCTATCCGTCACGCTCACCGGCCCCGACGAATGGGTGGGCAAGGGGTTGGCCGCAGTGCAGCCCGAAAACGCGCCTGGCGCGGTTTTAAGCGGACAGCCATGACCCGCGCCACCACCCCAGGCCGCCGCCGCGGCCCCGCCATCCCCGCCATCGGCGACATCACCCTGGCGCACCTGCAAGCCCGCACCACCGAAGAGGGCGACTGCATGCTGTGGGACGGCTACACCGATCGCATCGGCTCGCCCCAGTGGCGCGTCGGCGGCAAGTGCTGGCCAGCCCGCCGCCTGCTGTGGGAGCTCACGCGCGGCCCCGTGCCGGCAAAGCACCAGGTCAGCGCCCATTGCGGCATCGCCGGCTGCGTGCACCCCGACCACCTCGTGTGCCGCACCCGCAGCCGCATACAGCGCGGCGCGCGGCGCAGCCCCGCCACGGCCATCCGCATCGCGCTCACGCACCGCGCCAAAGCCACCGCCCGCCTCACGCCCGCCGTGGTGGCCGCCATCCGCGCAAGCGACGAACCGGGCCGCGTGCTCGAGCAGCGCTACGGGCTATCCGCCGGCCGCGCCTCGCGCGTGCGCAGCGGCGCGGTGTGGCGCGACTACAGCAACCCGTTCGCCGGGCTTTTGAAACCCTGACCGCCGGAGGCACCGCGCCATGGACATCACCATCAAGCTAGAAAACCTCGGCCCCGTCGCCGACGTGCTCAAAAAGCTGTCCGGCAAGCAGGCCAAAGAGGCCTACGCCGCCGCCCTGAACGACACCGGCTTTCAGGTGCGCCGCCAAATGCAGGCCGCATTGCGCGGCAACTTCGACCGCGTCACCCCCTGGATCGAGCGCAGCCCCAAGGTCTTCAAAGCCACGGCCGACAAACTGTCGGTGAGCATTGCGCCCACCCTCAGCACCACCAACGCGCCGGGCACCGGCGGCAAAGTGGGCGTCGACCCGCAAGACGTTTTGCAGGCGCAGGAATACGGCGGCAAGCGGCGCGACAAGCGCAGCGAATCGGCATTGCGCCGCGCCGGCATCCTGCCCCAGGGCATGCAAACCGCCATCCCGCGCGAGCCCTTCCCCGGCAGCGACGACGGCCGGGGCAACCTGCGCGGCGCATTCCTGCAGCAGCTGCTCAGCTACCTGCAGGCCTACAGCGAGCAGGGCTACAAAGCCAACGCCACCCCCAAGCGCAAGGCCGGCATTCACAAAGGCACCGCCAAAACGCAGGGCCGCCGCTACTTCGTCGCCTACGGCAAGATGCGCGGCGGCAGCCGCACCACCCGCAAGGGCGAGCAAGACGCGCGGGCCAGCAACCTGGCCCCCGGCATTTGGGCCGTCACCGGCAGCGGCGCCGTGGTCAAGCCCGTGCTCATGTTCACCCGCCCCGCCCGGTACCGCCCGCGCCTGAGCATGGACAAAATCGCCCGCGAATCCGGCGCGCAGGAATACCTCGACAAGCGCGTGCGCTTTCGCATCCGCGAGGCCGCCGGCATATGAGCGACACGCCAAACACCGCCACCCTGCGCGAATTCTGCGACGCCCACGGCTGGAAGCCCAGCTACGGCCACCAGCTCAAACGCGAAGGCCGCCTGGTGCTGCACACCGACGGCAAAACCGTGCTGGTGGCCGAAAGCACCGCCCGCATCGCCGCCACGCGCGACCCCAGCAAACAGGGCGTGGCCGACATGCACGCGGCCACGCGCGCCAAGCGCGCGCCAAAGCCCGAGCCAATGCCGCCCGAAGTCGAGCCGCCACCAGCCGAGAGCGACGATGCCGACCAGTCCGGCGTGCAGCTGTACGACTTCCAGAACTCCAAAGCCAAGCGTGAACACTGGGCTGCCGAGCGCGAGCATGCCTCGTTTCGCAAAGAGGCGGGCGAGCTGATCGCGCTCACCGTGCACATCGCCGCCATGGCCAACATCGGCGCCATGGTGCGCAGCAAGCTCGAAGCCTGGGCGGGCATGCTGCCGCCGCAACTGGTAGGGTGCGACGAAGCGGCGATGCGCGCGGTGCTGGCCAGCAACGTCGAGGCGGTGCTGAACGAAATCACCGCCCAGGCGCGCGCTGCTGCCGCTGCTGAAAAAATGGATAAAAATGACCTCTAGCGCAGCAACCGTAAGCGCTACAAGCTATGAAAATCGTAGCTATTACGGCACGCCTGCGCGTGGCTATTTCGCCTTTGCCCGCGCCGCCACCCCGCGCAAACCCGTCACCGTCAGCGAGTGGGCCGACCTGGAGCGCCGGCTGTCGAGCAAAGGCAGCGCTGTCACCGGGCAATGGGTGACCGACCGCAACCCGCCACTGCGCGAGCCCATGGATTGCATGAGCGCCCGCAGCACCGTGCGCGAGGTGTGCCTGATGTTCCCCGTGCAATTCGGCAAAGCCCTGTGCGTGGAAACGCCTATCGCTACGCCCGCCGGGTGGACCACCATGGGCGCGCTGGCCGTGGGCGACACCGTTTTCGGCAGCGACGGCCAGCCCACCCGCGTGGTGGCCGTGTCGCCCGTGTTTGCCGATCACGATTGCTACCGGCTCACGTTTTCCGATGGCGCGCAAGTGCTGGCCGATGCCGGGCACCGCTGGGAAGTTACCGACCGGCGGGCATTGAACGAGGCCCGCAAGGAACTGCAGCGCCGCGCTGCGCGCGCAGGCAAGCCAACGCGTACCCGCCAACCCGTCAGCGCTGACGCACAAGACCATGTGGCGGTGCACACCACCGAGGCGCTGGCAGCGATGCAGGTGGGCGCCAAGCAATCGCGCTTTGCGGTGGCGTTGGCGAAGCCGCTGCAGCTGCCCGAGCAGCCGCTACCGATTGACCCCTACACCTTGGGCGTGTGGCTGGGCGATGGCAGCACTGCGCAAGGCGGGCTATCGCTGAACGAAAGTGATGCGCCGCACATCGTGGCCCGCATCCGCGCGGCGGGGTTTGAGGTGCGAGTGCACAAAACGCCTTTTGATGCAGCCCGTGGCAGCCGCTGCCTCACCGCACGCATCAACCCGCGCAACAGCGGCTTGCCTACGTTTCACGGGCAACTCAACGCGCAGGGACTGCTGGGCAACAAACACATTCCCACCGCCTACCTTCGCGCGTCATACGCGCAGCGCCTGGCCTTGCTGCAGGGCTTGATGGACACCGATGGGCACGGCGGCGCACGCGGTCACGCCGAGTTCACATCTTCCACACCAGCACTGGCGCAGGGCGCGGTGGAACTCATACTCACGCTTGGCTACAAACCCACCGCCAAGTGGCGCGCCACCAAGTGCAAAGATTCATGCCGCATTACCTTCGCTGCTTATTCCACCGGCGAAGTGTTCAGCCTGCCGCGCAAATTAAGCGCGCTGCCTGCCGAGCCCAGCGCGCGGGGCGCAGACGCGGTGCACACCCGCTACATCACCCGCATCGAGCCGGTGCCCACCGTGCCCACGCGCTGCATTGCCGTCGACAACGCCAGCCACCTGTTTTTGTGCGGCCGTGAATTCATCCCCACGCACAACACCGAAGTCGCCATCAACGCCCTCGGCTACTGCATGGACCACGACCCCGGCCCCGTCATGGTTTGCCTGCCCGGCGAAGTGTCAATGAACAAGTGGGTGGCCCAAAAGCTAGGCCCCGCCATTGAAGAATCGCCCGCCATGCGCCGGGCCCTGACCAGCGTGGCCAGCCGCGACGCGGCCAACACCCGCACCTTTAAAGACTTTGCCGGCGGGCAGCTGTACATCGAGCACGCCGGCAGCCCCAGCCGCTTGAAATCCACAACAGTGCGCACCCTGCTGGTGGACGAAGTGGACGAATTCGCCAACAACCTGGCCGGCGGCGATGACCCGGTGGAAATGCTCAACGGCCGCACCAGCGCATTCCCCAGCACCTACAAACGCCTGTACATCAGCACGCCCCAGGTGCGCGGCATCAGCCGCATCGAGCAGCTGTGGAACAAAAGCGACCAGCGCCGCTACCATGTGCCGTGCCCGCATTGCGGCCACATGCAGCACCTGCAATGGGCCGGCCTGCACTGGGCGCCCGACGCCAGCCAGTGCTGGTATGTGTGCCAGGAGTGCGGTGCCAGCATTGACGAACACCACAAGCAAGCCATGATCGCCGCTGGCGAATGGGTGCCCGACAACCCCGGCGCCAAAATGCGCGGCTACCACATCAACTGCCTGTACTACCAATTCGGCCTGGGCCCCCGGTGGCTTGACCTGGTGGAAATGTGGCGCGAAGCCCAGGCCGACCCCGCCCGCCTCAAAACCTTTGTGAACGACCGCCTGGCCGAGC